TGCGCTTGTAGCCATGCGGCTTCTTGTCTTGTTATCGTTTTCTCTGATATAGATAATCTTGTAATTCATCCTATCACCCCGCTATACAGACAATATGAGAATAGATAAATGAACGCTATACCGGCCAACACGGCCGCTATGATTATCTTCGGATCGTTTTCGTCAATGTTCATGATGTGCTCCTTTTGTTATTGACAAGTCAATGATAATAATAACTTATGTCTGTTGTCAAGAAAAAACATGCGCCGATCTCAAAAAGAGCAAAAAGAGATCAACGCATGCCCCCGTTACTAGCCCTCACTAGCAACGAGTCAAGCGGGGTTCCCGCGTACTATGTCGCGGACTTCGATTTTTTGCAAGCGTTCGCCTATCGTCTCCAATTTCGTTTCTACGCGATCGAGTCTAGACTCCATGCTAGTCCGTAAGGCCTGATCGCGGGCCTGTAAATCTGACACGACTCGATCATAGCGCTCTCTCACTTTCTCTTCAGCTGCTTCTTTTTCCGCGCTTAGCTCACGATAAAGCTTGAATTGATTCGCGTTCATCTGCTCTATTTGCTTTCGATTCTGCCAAAAATTCCACAACAGAAAAGCAGCAAAAGCCGCCATGGGACTCCCATTGATTAGCAGATCGGCGACGGCTTGCGTTTCCATATTAGAGTCCCTCAATCAAAGTGTAAGTGAAATTAGGCCATGAATTTCGTGTGATCTGCATGCGGCATAAGTACATGAGTCGCTGAAAATCACTCGACTCTTTGATGACAGTACAACCGGCGCTATATCTTCCGACTCTCTCTGTGTTTGTTAGTCCCGCCCTGTGTATATTGATTCCATAGAATCCGCGATACTCTGGGCCGCTAAAGTCGTGTAAGTTGTCCATGTTCCTATCTCGCCAAATCGTAACGGCTTGATCTTGACATAACGCATCATATTTGCCGCGATGCTTTCGAATCGTATAGGCTCCGCGCATTTGTTGAGGATGTTTAAGGATCGCTGTTCCCTCGACTCTCCCGGGATTATTTAGCCAGTAGAGTCCGGGATCTGTTGTGCATGCGAAAATCTCATGGTGCCATATCCCGCGAATCGTATAGATCACACTTAGCCAGTCGTCAAAATGATCAGCACGTCCTCTCGGATTCCGCTCTCCGATTATGTTCAAATCATAATCAGCGCCCGACTCAAATGTTGCGAAGCCTAACGCCTTGACTCGATCTAGAATTTCAGGGCGTTCAATTGTCATGTTGATCATCTCGCTTATAGGGGAAGAATTGCGACTGAAAGAATGCATCGAGCTGCCTGCGGATTCCATGACGTTCCGACAACCATGCCGCGTCTTGTTTTATAAGATCTTGTCTCACTGAATCCTATCAAGTAATTCGATGTGATTGATACAATATCACCGGCGCATAAAGTTGCGAATCGAGGAACGACATGCAGAGTCAAAAGCTCATAACTCTCGAAGTCCCAGCGCTTCATGCGGGCTAGATCTGCCGTTGCCTTGTCCGCTTGGACTGGAGAATCAAGGCGATAAATGAATCTGTTATCACGGATCAATTCGTTATTTGCTGGGAAAGTCTTGATCGTGTTGATCGTTACGCTTTGCCTGTTGATTATATCGTCATCGCTTGCGCTAGCTTTCTGAGCTCCAGTGTGAATCGTGGTCTTTCCAAAAACTACGCTTTGCTGTGAAGAATACAATTCATGATCCAGTATCGCAATTATACCGCTGTCGTTTATGTTCGCAGCTGTCGCGCGCGCGTCTTCAGGATCTTGACATGCGCGCCATGTTATCTTTCCCTGTCTCATAATAGGCCACATGCCGATCTGCGCGAATTTATCCATGAGGAATCTGATCCCGCTTGACGGTGGCGACTCTACTACTACGGCGATCTCATAGCTTCCCGAGCTGGTGTTAAATATGTTTCTTTGTGCGTTCAAATCATCGAGATCGATAATGTTAGGATCGAAATCATAGCCAGATCCCCAAGACTTCGGGAAGTCATCAAATGATCCCTGAGTCCCTGATCCTGTACTCATGAGCATTCTCAAAAATTCATATTCAGGGCGCCCTTGTAGGCGTGCGACGCTCATGGCTGTTTGATTTATTCCAACTGTATTGTATCCACCGCTGAGCTGTTGCGGCCAATTTCCATGCGCTGTAATCACTAAATATCCAGCGGTCCCACTTGTTACTACTTTACTAGACCACCTCCAATAATCCTCACGGCTATTTATCGAGTCGATGATCTTAACGAGTCCGTCCTCGTTTGAATCTTTGTCGAATATAGTAACGTCTCTTACAAATAAATTTGTGTCGCTTGCTGTATGCGTAGCCGTGATCGTTGCTGTCTTTCCGGCGTTATAGAAAAAGCTTAGTTCATCTAAATTAGTACTGAGTCGTGTGCTAAGCATGCCGATCATGTCAACAAATGTCAAGCGATAACGACCACGGACTCCAGTTACGGCGCGAAGCTGTCCAAATGCGAGTCGCTCATAAGCGCCGCCGTTGATTCTGACTCTCAGCTCTGCGATCGCTCCTTTGCGGAGCATTCCGCCGCTTACGTTAGAAATATCGCCAACTACTGGAACGTCGAATCCGCCGAAACTAACGGCCCAGCGCTGAGGAACAACGCGAGTCCCCTGTAGAGTCGGACCTTCCGCTGCGATTCTAAGCTTTCCATGACTCGAAATCGTACCGGCTACGCCTACAAAATAATCATTTGATCCGCCTAGAAACCTCAAAAGCCATTCGTAAGACTGGCTAGGAAATCCCAACGACTCGATAAATTGCCCGCTCCATGCCATGACTTATCCGAATAGATTCTCGTTAAGGTGGTTTTCATCTTCCGGCACCACGTCATTAGGGCCGCCGTCTACAATATCTGGTCCGTCATATCCACCACCACCGGCGCCGCCGTCGGCTTTAGTGTTCACTGTCCCTAATACGTTTCCAATTATTCCGCTGTTGTTTGTTCGCGGATGGAATTTGAATAATGTTTGATAATCTGGGACTAATCGAAGACTCAGCGAAAAGAGTCGGCCGCCCTCATTTGTTATAATGTTCTGTCCAACGTCGGCCGCTGGCCTTTTCAAGATCGGCCAGTAACGATAGTAACGCGCGAATACAGGGCCGCCGCCCTGATAATGGAAATCGACTCCGCTGTCGAGAGTTATCGAGCCTCCGCCCGCGCTTGATAATGACACGCTGTCAACTTTAGCAACTTCATGCAGCATCGCCGGCGGTCTAGTTTCGAGCACTATGTAATCATTCGCGCCGATCGTATTTGTTCCGACTGCGTTACGAAATGGATTAGGGAAGCAACTAAGCGCCGTTGTATTTCCTACCGGCTCAAAGCGTAGTGGGGCCGCCCATGCTTTTGTGTGATCTGCAGTGAATCCAACACTAAAGCCCCGATCTAAATGATTCTGTAGCGCGACAAATTTACGCGCTAGATCTTCGCCTAGTAACAATCGATCGCGCTGTATGTTAACAATTTCGCCTGTGCGCCCTACACTCCGAAAGATTCCGCCGCGATAGCTGACTCCGTCCTGCGCGTCAACGTCGAAATCACTAAACAGCTCGCCTAGATCTTCGCCTAGATCTATCACTCTTAAAAATGTTCCGTTAGGCTGGGGATAATAAAAGAATTTCGCTGACATTACACGCCCCCGAAAAGAGTCGACGTAGAGGCGCCAAAAGCGCCGAATCTGCTCTCTATTTGTCGCACTAGTGAGTCTATAGCGTTGCTATCAACTACGGCGCTATTTATCACAATTTGCGGCCCCGCTTGTCGATTATTGAGTCGGCGCTGGACTTGCTGCGGTGCTTGTCCGCTCTGCGGGACTACAAACTCGCCCTCATGAAGCATTGCCAAGCCACGATCGCGGCCTGTAAATCTGATCCCGCCCTCCGCGCTTAGAAACTTCCCGCCGCTCATGAAACTCATAAGCCCCGGATCAAATACGGACTTGAAAAATTCAATAATACTATCAAAGGCCGACTCGATTCCGCTGCCGATAGCTTCAAAAAATGATCGTCCAGAAAAGAACGTTTCGAAAGCTTTTACTATTTCAAAAGCTCCCCTAATCAAGGCGTCTATAAGTATGAATGTTAATTTAAAAGTCAATAGTAAAGTCATTTCTGCGGTAAATTTAGCCAGTACAGGCAAAAGCACGTTTACAAGCAGATCCGGTAATATTTCAATTCCAGTTATGATTGCTTGAGTCGTTGCTTCCATTTCTGCGCGTTGCTCTTCCGGACTCTTTTGGCCTAAAGTTTCCAAGCCACTGATAATTGACATCACAGCGGCAACTTCCGGGCTCGCCGCCGATAATGCTGCTCTTGCGTCTCCAGCAAAAGCGGCACTTGTACCGGCCTGTATTGAGAATCGAAGAGGATCCGAAGCAAAAGCAGAAAAGTTATCAAGCTGCTGATTAACTTCTAAGACGCTTTTAACTACTCCGCTTGTCTTATCTACTAGCGTATCCATGCTAGCTGCTACTGCTTGAGTCGCTGTCTCTGATGTTTCGGTCGCTTCATTGAAAGCGTTAAATGTGTCCGTCGCTTTAGTGACTCCCTGGACTAATGCATCAACAAAAGCGAAACCAGTTAAGCCGGCTTGTTCTTCGAGCGTTGTTATTTCTCTGTTTAGAGTAACGAGTCGATCAATCGTTGCGCGTGTCTCACTTTCATCGACTAATTGAATCGGACTTATTTTGTTCGCTGCTAAAGCCAATTCATTGATCCCAATTCTTGCGGTATTGAAAGCAAATAGAATTGAATTAGCTAATGATGTGAAAAAAGTATCAAAAGCGACAAATAATCCACGCAGCGCAGCTGTGAGAAATGCAATACTTCGCGTGATTCCAGTACTTCCGCCGAATAATTCTGCTACGTCTTGTTTGAGTCCTTGGAAATTTACACGCTGAAGAGCTATAGCTTTTTGAAATTCGGCCGCTTCAGCTGTTGCTCTTGGCCCTGTTTCGAGTCCATATTCGCGCACAAAGTCCCGAAAATCATCGAATTCGCCCGCTCCTAATGCTTGGACAAGCGCCGCGCCTTGACGGCCAAAAACGCCGACGGCGGCCGCTGCTTTCTCTGTGGGATTCTCTATATCTTCAATCTTATGGATCAAATCTTCAAACACGTCTCCAGAATTTCGGAGTCTGCCATTTGAGTCCGTCGCTGCTACTCCTAGCCGCGCGAACGTCTCCGCCGCTTCACCGGTTCCACGTTGCACGCTATTGAGGATCGCCGGGAATCTTGACAACAAAGAAACCGCTTGACCGGCGGCCTGTCCGCTTGCAACAAATGAAGTTTCTAAGGTTTGAATTTGATCGGTTGTCAGCCCTGATCGAATTGCAAGATCATTCAAGTTATTGACCATGTCAACGACGTCTTTTTGAAACGCAACAAAGGCGGTTCCAACTGCGCCAACTGCGGCGGTCAGTTTCAGCAATTCAGCTTTTGTTTTCTCTGCACTGTCGCCGGCTCCGTCGAGTCCTTTCTCAGCTCCGGCGGCGTCAACGTCTAAAATGTAATTTACTGTCTCAGTAGCCATGATTTATCCTATCAAATCAACCATATCCATGATCGAAGCATTGGGAAAAATTGACATGTCTCGCCCTCTAGACTTTAGAGATCTATTGACACGATCAGATCTTGCGCGGATACACTTTAAGCATATCATGATCTCTTCCCATGAGAGTTGCGCGATCTCGCTCGGGAGTCGTCCGTATGTTCTCCCGATAATGTCATAAATATGAACTAACGACTCGTCAGCTGCGAAAGGACGCAAGCCGCGACGCGGCCTCCTTATGACCTTTCATGGCCTTGTCAAGGATAGCCGATCGATCTGCACTAGACAAAACTCCGATCCATAGGATTCCGGCTTCGGGATCTTGCTGATCTTCACCGGTACAGAATCGCAGCGGTTCCCATGTCTCTCCGTCCATGCTTGCACTTTTAACGCATGTCGTAATGACTCGATCCTGTGACTCGGCTAAACTCAAAAGAGTCTCAGGGCGAATCATCTTCATTTTTTCAAGCATTTGATCGATCGTTTCGTCGCTCAAATTGTCGCCCTCTTCTTCGATCTTCTTTGCTAGTTCTTCAATTCCGTGGCCGGCCGTCCGTCGCTTTACATGCATTTCAGCGGCTAATAATCCGGAAGTAATTCCAGCGGATTCCGCTTCGGCTGGCGATAATATACGCCCGCGCAATTTGATCGCTCCGTCGAACGCGTCAACGGTCCAGTGAGTCGCAATTGCTGACTCACGAATGAATTCTTTTAACATGCTCTTTTTTTCCTTTCTTATTAGTTAGCGGTTGCGTCACTTTCGCCGTTGATTATTTCGATCTCTAGCCCTGCGTTTGCGCTAGATGCTACGCCTAAAAATGTTATCGATCGCTCGACGCGACCAAATGATGTGATGTTATCGGAGTAGTCTTGGATAATTGCGTTAGTTAGCTTGATCTTAAAAGTATGCGCGGCGTTAGCTGTACTTGTGAACACAATTATAACGTCGCTTTGATCCCCGGCTAGCATGGAATTGTACAAGTTATTATCTTCCATATCTGCGGTAACGCTAAGCGTGACGTCTCTAACGTCTGTAAATACGGGCTCGGCTGTAAGCTTAGATCCTAAGACGTTACGACGATCCAGATTATTAGTGAGGGTTAGATCAAAGCTACGAATGCTGTAGGTGTTCGAATCGAATGATAAAGTCCCGGCTTCATGATGCAAGATCTGATCGCCTGTTCCGAAGCTCGCCGCCGCTGCCGATCCTGATCGTGTCGCCCCTGTCTTGGCGATAACGTCAAATGATCCGGTCATTTCTCCGCCCGCGCTGCATGAAACTGTCATCGATGATATCATGCAACCGGTGAATTCTTCCATTGCGTCCACAACACCGACTCCGCGATTGAATTGAATTGTCATTGACGGCGGTGTAAATGATGGCGTAAATAAATGCGTGTAAGTCGGGCCGGCTCCTGTTGTCGTTACCTGTCCTAATGCTGCTTTGAAATACATGCCCTGTCCATTGTAATGAATAGGCATGGTAATGTTTCCTCCCGCTTGCTCAAATCCGTCAAATAATCCGCTGAGCATGCCGGAGCTAGGAGTCGAAAGATGTGTTTTTCGCTCTCTTGCTTGCGTTCGCTGTAGTGTTGAGCTGATAATTCTTGTGCTCAAATATGGACTACTGACAGCGGCGCCATAAGAGGCCTCTTGTTCTGTTCTCAAATAACTATTAAATCCGTATTGAATAGGCATGATCGACTCCTTATGTCGGTAACAAGTCCTTAACGCGTAGAATAGCGCGCGACTCTAAGCGTTGGTTTTCAGTGGTAAATATAGAAACGGCGATCGCGAAATCGGTTCCGCTGGTTCCTGCTTTGTATCTAGCCCTCACGAAATTCGATCCGAATTCTGTGGCTAGTTCTTCGATCCGCGTGTCATCATGAACGCCGCTTGAATTATAAGAGAATACTTGCACGTATTTTATATCCTCTTGATCAAGCCTGTCATTGTACGGCGCGCGACGCGTAACAAGGAGTCCCGATATGCTGAAAAATACGTCGATGATTTCATTCGCTGATTTATTGAAAGACGTTAGCGGCGTGTCAGTGCCGTTATTTTTCCCGGGGGCCGGTACTATATAGCCCGATGGCTTTTGTAACGAAATAACGCCCGATTTGGCGCTTGAAATGGTTACGGCGCTGCTTAGATCTGTCGCGCTTGCGTTTCCATAGTATATGTAAATCAAATTTATCGCGTCGTCGTTATCAATGATAGCGCCGTCGACTTGAATTGTTAGAGTCCGCGTTGAAAAGTTAGCGCCGGCCTTTCGTGCAAATGTGAGCTGTACGCCTTTCGCGCTTGTCGCTACTACGTCGAACATGTCCGATCTTATGTTCGTCCAAAAATGATCCCAATCCGCCGGGATCAGTGTCTCAATGTCGATCGTGGCACTACTACCCGATCCGCCTGTAGCATATACGGCGACTCGTTTTCTATACGCAAAGCTATCATCGTACCACGTCATTAGATCCCCGTATCACTTTGGAAAGGTGTACTGATTTCAATATAGCCGATCCCGACTCCATCTAGGCCATATTTATCGCCCTCGACCGCTGTGAAATTGCAAAGAACGTCATCAATGAATCCAGTGCCAAGCCCTAAAAATCGATCCGCTGTAAGCGATTCAATTATGTCGCTGCATGCGTTGATTGTCTTTTTGATTCTCTCGTCGATGTTAGATCCGCCTACAAAAACATAGCACTCGAAGCGCGGGGCGGCCCTGTAACGTCCTAAAGTCGGCCCATGCTCTGTAGTGAAATCAATGAAAAACACAGTCGCAAAAGGTAGCGACGGCGGCGCGTCTATTGATCCTAAAATCACGTTATTCGTGAAATTTAGACCGCTTGATTTTAGTGTAAAGTCTTGTCCGATCTTTCCTTTTATTGCGTCAAGGACGCGCGTAACTCTTGAATCTGCCATGTTGAACTCTTTTATGTTATGTCGGGGCCGGGGCCGCCCTCAATGTTAAGGCTAACTGCCAATAATGCGCCTAATTTAGCGCGTAGAATTGGACGTTCTGCTTGTACAGATCGCCCTAAAAATAGCCGGGGCCTGATGTGACTCGTGCCGAATTCTATGAATTTAGCATAAGCGACATCATCGCCGAATTGCGGCGCTGGATTTGATATAAGGAATCCCTTTCCAGCCCCGCTGAATCTGGATCCGAAACTGCCCCCGGCCGAAAAATCAACGCGCGGAGTCCCTTGAACACGTCCGAATCTTCCATCCGGACCGCTGACTCTAAAGCCGATCGAAGCTCTGAGTCGCCCTGTCCGGTTATTGAACTGTGAAAAGGCGCGATTTTTTGATCGTCTTTCCATATTGAGCCCGGCGATCGTTAGCTGCTTATTGACATTTAGCAACATGCGCCGGTGCGCTTTCTTCATGTTCTCTGTCATTGCGTCGTAAGGAATAGCCATGATCCCTCACATAACGACGCTAGCGCCGCGCAAATGATAGATAATCTCTTTCACTTCGGGCGGGATAGTTCGCGGGCTATAAACGACATTAGCGCCCCGCTGGCCGCTTGATTGTCGGCCTTGTCCGGACTTGGCGCGATGCAAATGTGAAACGAAGACGCAGATCGCATGCTCTAAGTCTGCCGGCGCTGAAGCATAGCCAGCGACCATGACAACCTTGATCGCTCTATAGGAACGATCAAATCCTTGAGTCGTTTCTTTGGGTTTCAAAATGACTCGCGCGTTCTGTTTATCGAGATCGAAACTAGATCCGACGATCTCATGCTGCGAAGTATATTCCAGATTAGGATCGCTATGAATCGAAGTGATCGACACGATAGGCTTAAACGGCAATTGCAACACTGATTGATCAGTGTACATGGGGCCATCTAAATAGATCGTATATGTTTGATCGTCTAATGTTGGCGAAGCCCCAGAATCATATAGAGGGAATCCGAGATAACGCGCGATCTCAGATTCCGCTCTATTGATGAGATTAGTTAGATCGGAGTCGGCTCCCGATCCGGTTACCTCTGGCAAATATTCTTTACAAGTGGCTACGGAAACAAGAGCCATGATGACTCCAATTTAGAATTCTCTTGACGGCTCAAATACTAGAGTCAGATCACAGTCAAGCGCGAGTCCGCTTGCTGAAAAATCATACTCAATGTTAAGAACGTCGCCGGCGATCAGATCGTTGGATGCAACTGTTAAGGACTCTTGAGTTAGAGCTGCTAATGATGACGCATTGAACACGCGACTCGCTAGCATATTAGATCCGACCTTGACGCCAATTTGACTGTAGTTTGTTCCGTTATGTGTCACTGTTTCACGAGCTGTCAAAAGCACTTTTACAAGGCGACAATTACGATCAACACTACAAGTCGACATGGTTGAGGTTTGATTCAGGCTAGCCGTTTTTTTAGCTGGGCATGAGATATAAAACATTTTTGACTCCGATTATGCGAGGTTAAAGCCGAAAGCGACGTTTTTAGTGGCGTCCGCGTCAACGCTTGCGAATGTAGATCGCATTGTTGCGACAAGATTGATCGCGCCTGCGGTGATGTCTTTATCCTGCTCGATCAATATGCCGCGCTTATTGTACACGCTCCATGAGTCAGTGCTTGCGATGATTAGCCCTGTCTTGGTCTTGGTGACATTGTCATATTTACCGTTAGCTGCCAAGTCAGCGCTGAGGAATCGAGACACAACGATCGGAATCCCTGCAAGGCTTGCAATTTGACCGCTCAAAACAGTCGCTTGCGGTCCGAATTTGTCCAGTGTAGCAACTTGAGTCAAGCTCAAAAGATGATTGATCACGGCTTCAGGCGATGCAATACACACTTTATTTGCGGCCGAAAGCTCGCCAAGCTTGGCGACTAACTCGAGATATTTAGCAAAATCAAAGCTAGAAATATCTAAACCGGTATTTTTTGCAGCGCTCAAAGATGCTGCCCGCATACCCTGAAATGCACGACGGTGATCGCTAGATCCGCCAAGCGCGGGGCCGGAGGTGCCCCATCGTTCACGTATATTCCAGTTAGCTATATCATCCTGATGAGTAGCGGCTGAATCACCGTTGATTAGTGCGTCTTCGAAAGCATCTTCGAGATCTTGCGCGATCTGGCGTTGCAAGGTAGGAACTAGAGCGATCGCGCTGTCCTCTGCGATAGCGTCATCAATAACGAAACGACAAGCCATGCCGCTCATGCTGATAGACTTCTGAGAAGTTGCAATTGTGCTTGCTTGATATGCAGCTGGGGAGTCGCTAGTGACCATGCCTTTTAGAAATGGACGGCCGCCGCGATCTAAGCGTGGGATTAGGATAGTATTTCGATCAACTTCGACGCTATTCAGCAAAGCACGGAGTCCGCGTGGCGTTTGGTAAGATTGATATAATTCTGCGATGAACTGATCGGGAATCAGTTCCCCACCGACGCCAGCGCCGTCATAAATTGATCGCTTGATAGCGGGGGCAATGTTAGACGGTGCGCGCTGAAGTAGTCTAAACAGCTTCAGATCTTGCTTAGGTGTATGCGGGTCGCGCATAAGCATGCGGCTCATGCTTCGCTCTCTTGCTGCTGTAACAAGGTCAGCATGCCATGTGCTTGCTAGATCTGGAGTATCAAGGAGTCCGGGCTCTTCTACTTTGATCGTGCCTTGTCCGGGAACCTGCATGCTTTTTTGTTCTGTAGTGAGTCGGAGTGATCCGTCATCTCTCACATAGCGATCAAGCTCGCGATCGTCGTTGCCGATCTCAGTAGTTGCTGATCTATAGTTAGCTTCGTTCGAGATTCGAACGGCTTTCTTAAGATCGTCGACTTGCTTCTCGAAATTCGAGAGTCGATCGTCTGCGGTTCTTTGGTGTCTAATCAGCCCCTCGACAATGTCGCGGGCCTCTTTGATCATATTTTGATCATTGCTCATGGTGAGTCTCCATATTTAGAAAAGCGCCAAGCCATGCACGGTCAGCGGGGGTTAATAGACTTTTTTCTTTGTCTTCTTCGCTGCTACTTTCTTCTTCGTCGTCGC